CCCAAAACCTCATCATCATTTAATAAGCGTACTTCACCGCCTTCGATGGGTAGTCTTGATCCTGCGTATCTTGCAAAAATAACCCAATCACCTTTTTTGCACCACGGTCCCGTTGGATATTTTTCTTTATCATAATAGGCCAACGGTCCTACTTTTAAAACATAGCCACAATTTGTGGCAATTCGTAATTTCTCTAATGATTCTTGCGCAATTAAAATTCCACCTTTAGTTTTTTCTTTAGGTGTAAATGGCAAGACTAAAAGTCGCCAGCCGCTAGGCTCTGGCAACTGTGCTTTTTGCTTTTGAATATTTTCTGGATTTAGAGGTTCTCTTTCCTCTGATGTATACTTATCCGTTAAGGCGTCCCTATGTTTTGGAACTTCTGTTGAGATCGATAACGTTTCCTTCATCATCTTTTTGCTCCTTTGCTTTTAGCAGGTTAGAGATTTCCTGAAGCATGTACTGATATGCACGTGCTTGTCCTAACATATACTGATATTTCTCCATATTGTCAACACCACCACTAATCATGTTGTCTCCAAGACGTTGAAGATTTTCTCTTATAAGTTTTTGTAATTTTGCTACGATAACAAGTGGATCCACTAAATCATGCCTTTATAATATTTCTCATAAGATGGGTTTGATAATTTAACTCCACCATATTCACTTCGAATAGCTTTACCTATATAGCCACCTTCATTGACTTTTATTCTTCCACCTTTTTTATATTTCTTTTCCCATCGCTTTGCAATAGTTGGATGATTCGCATGCATATAGCGTCTTTGTTTTTCTGATTTAAAAGGCATTAGTCGTCTAGTATTTTCTTTTGCTTCTTTAAAGTCTTTTCGAATTTTTTAAGACTTTTATCTGTTTCTTTTAAAGTTTGTTGTAAATTAAACTTAGCAGCTTCTTTTTTTGCTTTAGCTGCTTTAAGTTGCCATTCTGCAATTGTTTTACCGCTCAGACCCTTTTTACCTTTACTCTTTAGGTAAGCCTTACCCAGTCCTTTCAGTACTGTTAAAACCATTGTTTATTTAGCGCTTCCGCCTTTTTTATAAACGCGTTCGCCTTTTTTATAGCCAAGTGTTCTAGCAATTGGTCTAGCTGCTGCGCCTAATCTTCCTGCAAGTGCACCGCCGAATTGTTTAGCAACTCGTACGCCTGTCTTCCAAGATTTATGGTCGTTTCTCATATTCCCTCCTTATTTTTTATTAGATCCATTTTTTCTAAAGATCTGTGTTCCCTTTATACCAAAAACGCTGGCTACTACAAGTATCCAAAGATTGGTAAACCATTTTGGCAGATTCGAAAAATGCTCAAAGAAGATGTTTATCTTCTCCATAGCGCCCGGATCGTTCGACCACACCCCATATGCAAGCACAATTATGGGCAACGTTAATATCGCCAAAACTATTTCGTCCTTATAATCGTTATCTCGCGATTCTAAAAGTTTGCCCTGGTAAGTTTCTTCACCCCGGGCCATCTTAACAGCGTGCATATGCTGTGCATCCGCCATGGCCATTTTTGTCTCTTGACGCTTTTTGTAAATATGAGTTCCAGCGTTAAGAGCCATCTTTGCTAATCCAAACCACATATTATGTCCAAGTTACTGGTTTTTGGGTCGAGCAGCACGAGTTCCTGTAACAGCGTTTCTATCTTTTTTATCGCCGCTTGTTTTCACCGGTTTATTGTTTCTATTTACATCCGGTGTAGGAATCGTTTTCGATTTTCCTAGTGGTGCATACCCTTTTCCTGTTGTCATTATTGTCCTCCTTTTGGTTTCATTTTAGCAATTTTAATTCTATTTTCATTTGCCATTTCTTGTTTTTCAATGGATGTATCAGCTCTTAATTCAGCAAGTTCTTCATTTTGATCGATTTTCGTTTCTTGAACATCCTGATTCATCATCGCCTTCATGTTTTCTAGATTAAGTTTTTGTTCAGCATCTCTTCGTTTTGCTTCATTGTCAAGCGCTCTAATATCCAGTTCTCTAGATCTTAGCTTCGCAATTGGATCATGGTCAAATTGAGAAGTAATTTTCTTTTCTTCCTTCATAAAGTCTTCCATCATTTCAGCGATTAACACCGCTTTTCTTGCTTCAATTTTTTGTTGCGTCTGCTGCATTTGTTGTTGCATTTGCGGATTTTGTTGCATCATTTGCGGATTTTGCTGTGCTGCTCGTTGCATCTGCATCAACTGGGGTAACTCATCCCTAAATTCTAATTCTATTTGTTCTTGCGCCATCAGCGAAATGTGCTCCAAGCAATTTTTTTCAACGGCTCCCATCACCATCGGTGCATTTCTTACCAGATTCGTTGCCAGAAAATTCAAGTGAGCAGTAATATGCGCACGGTGATCCTGACCAGGATAAGCCCTAAAAGGCATTCCCGCCAAAGCATCAATGTGCTCAAGTGCTGGATCTTTTGGCATCGGTTGAGGTGGTTTTTTTAAAATTAAGTCAATATCCTTAACACCCAATGCTTCATACATATTTCGATAGACTTCATACTGGTTATGCATCTTTGGATTTGAGGACGCCAATTGCAGTTCCGTTTGCGCAAGGGAGATACGCTGAGTTTGAGAGAAAATGTTTGGATCTGCAACTGGCAAAATATCTACTCGGTCGTCAAAGTCCATTTTCATAATTTGTCTTTGTCCTCCAACAACATCGTATGGATATACGGGTGGTAGATAAAGTTTGAAAACTCTTGCTAATAAATTAAATTCTCTTTTCATAGCAGCATAAATTCTTTTGTGTATGGCCGACATGGTTCTGCTTCCTCTTTCAAGCAAGGCTACAGTCGTGCCCACAGCTGCTTGTTGATTACCATCACCCACTTGCAAGTCCGCAATGGATGCGAATCTTTGTCCTGCAGTTACCACGACTCCCATAAGCTGTAATAAGGTTGCTGACGGTTCTTTAAACGGAAGCGTCATAAAGGCATCTCTTAAATTGCCTCCAGGTGCATCGACATCTCTAAATTCTCCAGGTTGAAGCGCTTGTGCCTCGTCTCTCATTTTGATGCCACGCATTTTAAATCCTGCGGGTAAGTTTGATAATGTGCCTGCATCGAGAAGCTGTCTCAAAGCAGCGGTTGCTGTTCGTGATAATCCACCAATCATATGGATTAAACCAAAACCATAAAAACCTAATCCTGGTAAAAATTTAAAGTGAACAAAATATTGTATTTTTGTTTTCTTCGCATCTCCAACTTCATAGTTTCTTCTTATGGATAATATTTTTCTTGTGCCTTCTTCTAACGTTACAACGTAAGGCAGTTTAATGCCTGTAGGTTCGCCGTCTTGTCCGGCATCTTCAAAGCCTTCTAAATTTAAATTGGCATGGCACTCTAGTAAAGTAAACACACGATCATCACGACCTTTGTTTGCGCCTTCCAATTCTCTTTCTTTTTTCTCTGATTCTGTTTCTTGTAAGTAAGAGGGGTTGACTTCTAAGTCTCTATAAAATCCTCCAACCTGTTGTTTTCTTAATTCGTTTTCTGACATACGAACCACATGAATAATGGTTTCCGCATCATCTAATGAGGTAGCTGTATACGGAACCACTAAGTCATCTGCAGGAACAAATTTTGAGACTGCTCTCTGCATAATTTCATCGTAGTAAACTTTTTTAAAAGCTGACCCTGCGAGTGGCAGGTAAAATAACATCTGATCAAATTCAGCTTCGTATTCTTTCATTTGATCCATAATTTGATAATTCATGTATTCTTTAACACGAACCGCCTGTTGTTCTTTATCAGGAGATTGAAGTCCTATGATTTGTGTTCTGATAGGACCTCCTGCTGGTAGTAATTCTTTATAAGCTAGAGATTGAAATTGAGTAACCGCTTCCGCCAGTACAGGATGCGTTGCACCCGATGCACCTTTGAAGGGTTCTGTTCTGTCATCATAATTAAATCCTAATAGATCTAATCCTGAAGTATAGGTTTTTTCCCAATCTTTTCTTGAAGTTTTGTAGTCGGTGTAGTTATTAAAAAGTTCGTTGCCTAAAGGATCAAGGACATCATCCGGAAGGAGTTCTGCTAGATTAGCAAAGTGTCCTTCGTCTTCTCCTGGATTAACAGCTGCAGGGTCGAAGTTAACATCAACACTGCCATCTTCGTTTTCTACTTTTTCAACGGGTTCGCCCGCTTCTTGCTGCTGAGCTAATTCTTCTTGTTCCGCAACTTCAACGTCTTCTGGTGAAGGTACATTTACCGTTTGTTTAACGTTCGGTAATACTTTGTCAATATCAGCCATTTAGTACTTTTAGTTTCTCCCTCTTGGTTGTAACCTTTTTATTACCACTATACAAGGAATACTCCTAGTAGTAAACATGCTTCGATCTTAGCATTTTCTCCTGCTTATAGTCTTCAGGGTGAGGTATCAACCCTCCCTGTCTAAAACGCATAACCGCTTGTGTCATACTATCCACTAAGTCATCGTGGTCGCCGTAGGGGAAAGCTGCGCATTCCTCCATGACTTCCTGTGCAAACTCTTTTTGAGTGGGCGCCCATATAGTGCCACTTTCAAATAAAGGGGCTACTGCGTTTACCCTTGCATGCTTATCATTTCCTTTGCTCGGTGTAAAGTTAACAACGGGTATTCCCATATTTCTTAATTCATAGGTCAATGGTAGTCCTGAGGCTTTGGCTTCAATGAGAACCGTCTCGGGTTGCCAGTATTTATACTGCTCGAGAGCTTTTCTTCTTAGCTCTGGAAACTCCAGTCGTGCTTTAAAGGCATCACATAAAATTAAATTAGGTGGCTTGTCCTCATTTTCACGGAACACGCCCCACGTAGTAATAGCAGAAAAGTCAGCCGTTTCCTTTTTCATAAAGGCGGTATCATACGATTGTATAACGTGCTCTAGTTTCGGCAGAGTGTCTTTGTCCCACTTCTTCCACCACTCTCGTTTGATGATGGCACCTTCTTCTGAGGTGGGATTCTGCATCCACTGTGCGTTCCATTTACCCAGTGATAACGAAGCCTTGACGGTTTCTAGTTCGTCGAGCTTCCAGTACTCCGGCCATACTGGTTTACCACTAGGCATAATCGCCGGAAACTCGATGAGTTCCCACTGATCAGCTTTCGCTTCTTTTTGTGCTCGTAACAACATACCCGTTAAATCTTTAACGTTCCATCTTGTCATGACGCAGACAATCGAAGCGCCGGGTTGTAGTCTTTGCCGTGGTCCGGAAGTATACCATTCGTACGCCTTCTCTAACGCACTCAAGTTCATAGCATCTTGCTCCGAGTGAGGATCATCAATGATCAGAAGATCTGCACCCCGTCCAGTAATCGCTCCGCCGACACCGGCTGCAAAGTACTCGCCGCCTTGTGCTGTTTCCCAGCGACCAGCGGCTTTAGAATCTTCCTGCAAGGTTGTTTTAAAAATTTCCTGGTACTCGGGTGAGTCGATGAGGTGTTTCGCTTTACGACCGAATCGTACGGCGAGCTCGCCGGTGTGGGTCGTTTGTATAATTTTGAGTTTTGGGTTGCGCCCGATCATCCAGGCGGGCAGCAAGGAACTAGCGAACTCTGACTTGGTATGCCTTGGTGGCATATTGACAATCAGTCGCTTAATCTTGCCCGTTGACAGGTCATTAAATTTTTTTGCGACAACTGTGTGATGATAACCCTGAATAAAGTCAGGCCAGATGTGTTTTACGAAGCTTAGGAAGTCAGACTGGATTTTAGCAGACTTTTTTCTTCTCTCCATACTTCAAATACAGTCTATAAAAATCTTTTCTGATATCCGGTGGTAATTTTTTAATTTTTTCGAGGTTTATCTGCATAAAGGGGACCCATAATGGTTTTAGGGGCTTTAACCGTCTAAATCAAGCATTAAAGGCTAAACTATTGGGACCCCTTTTTTTTAAAGGTTATTAAGCATTGGTATGTGTGCAAAGTTGGAGATGGACTTGGTACCTCTATTGGATTATGTGCGAGGGCTGCGAAGCCGAGCCGAGCGAAGCGAGGCGCGAGCCGCGCGCCGCGAGGCGCGCGACCTTTAGTTAGGACGAACTAAACTTGTATCATTGTATTGTTGTTCGGTGATTGGTCTGCGTTCACCAAGTAAATCATTAACGAAGTAATAATTACTATTGTTATAACCTCGCCAATCTCTATGCTTATACCATGCACTATCACAACCAACTCTTTTAGGCTCGTGTATTCTACCGAAATGATCAAGAGCCATCTTGCCAAACTTATTGAACCAATCATACATACATTGCATTGAACAACAGTTGCCATCAAGATAATAGAATGAAGATCGCTTGCGAGTTTCATAATGCTTATCGCCTTTAGGACCGCGTATGCGGTCCTTAGTTTTATATTCATGACACTTTGGACCTAGGCAATATTTCATTTCACTCATTAGTTTATTGTCCTCGCTTTCATTGCCTGAGTATGATTTTTAAACTCGTCACTATCTTTAACCATATCAATGATCTTATCAAAAACTAAAAGCGACATAACATAAGTCATTTCTTTATCGCTTAAATGTTTCATACAAGTATTTATTCTGCCAACTGCCTTGTCCATATTCGGCGCAGCCGAATTAATAAATGCAACAGCCGAAAGTATTTTCGGCTGTAAATGTG